TGACCGCACAACAGCAGAAGGAAGGGCGGCAGCAGCAGAAAAGGAACTGAAAGAGTATAAAGAAGCCTTTTTCGAGACAACGGACAACCTGAACGCGGAAAAAGAAGCACTGGAAGAATTACTGGAACAGACGCGAGACGCGGGCCGCGATTATAGAAGGAAACTTGACGAAGCGACACAGGAAAACGCCGAACTTTACAAAGCCCTTGCAGAGTGCCGCCGGATCTTCGGAGAATTACCGCCGGAAATAGAAAGATTACTGAATAATGAAGAAGGAGAAAAAGACCATGGTTACGCTTACACAATTTAGGGAAATCACAGAAGACCTTCCGGGAGATTTTGAGATCCGGATCGAAGCATACTTCGCGCCAGAAGGAAACAAGACGGCGCCGTGTTTTGAAATGATGTATTCCAAAGAAACGAAGGAAGTTGTTCTTCTTCCGGAAGCGGTACATATTAACGACGGCGAAACAGGCCTGACAGTAAAGCACGAAGAAAAGCCACGAAAGACAATAACAAAATAAAGAACAAATGTTCTATTAAATAAAAGCCCGGACGCAAAATAGAAGCGGCCGGGCAATTCAGCAGCAGGAAGAAAACGGCAGCAGTCGAACAGACTTTCTTCTTATATATAAAGTATTTTCCTTTACCGTCCTTGTAATGGGTATTAGCAAATCGACGAAGTATATTTTTATATTTCAAGATCTGGATCCGTAGAGGAAGGAGAGAAGGGAAAGGCGGGGGAACATGAAAAGAAAGACATTCGATAATTACGACTATGAAGAAGCGTTCCCGGTGGAACTGGATCGCGACATACAGAAAAAAGCAAGAAAGAATTTTGAAAAGGAACACCCGCTGCAGGTTCCGGACTATGAAGAACAGTGGAAAGAGCAGCAAGAGAAATTAAAAGAATGGGAACTGGAACGGCTACTGAAAGAAGGGAAAGTGGAAAGCCTTTACAGAACCACCACCACGAAGGCGAAGAACCTTCAAAGCGGATCGGAATTACTGGAAGCGCAGATCTACCCGTCATTTTGTCACAAAGCGGACGTTCCACACACAAAGAAGGGCAGAGAAAGCAAGCCTTCACAAAAAAATCTGAATGACAAAAATTCAAGGCGCTATTTTATACGCCTTGCAAATATAAATTTCGGTGAAAACGATCTATGGTGTACGTTCACATGGGACAAAGAACACATTCCGGCAGACGAAGCAGCGGCCGATCGAGATATAGCAAACTTTATACGCAAGATAAATTACAGGCAGAAAAAGGCAGGCCGGGAGAATATCAAGTATTTAATTATTCCAGTGGTAGACGGAGCAGAACACCCACACGTCCACATTATCATGACGGGACAGGGGATAAACCGAGACGAATTAGAAGGATTGTGGACAAAAGGGGAAAGATCCAACACCCGCCGCATAAAGCCAGACAAAGACTTTCTTCTTTCGGGCGTTGCTACATACATGATGAACAACAGGAAGGGGAAGAGAAAATGGAGAGGTTCAAAGAACCTTGTAAAACCGAAAGAACCTACCAGAAGTTATTCAAAGTTCAAAAAAAGGACCGTTGAGCGCATGGCCCACGATTACGAAACATTAAAAGCCGAAATGGAAAAGGCCTATCCGGGTTATAAATTCCTTGACGCCGAAGTGAAATATAACGGAGTTACGGCGGCCTTTTACATATACGCCCGCATGGTGCGGAATTGAAACGAAGGGAGAAAAGAAAAATGAACCTTGCAAACATGAAACGTTCCGAGACAACGGAACAGATCGGCCTTATAAACTGGGCCAGAGCAAACGAAGAATATGTTCCGGAATTAAGACTTCTTCACCACATACCGAACGAAGGGATCCGGACAAATGGGCCGGTATTGAAAGCGGCAGGAATGAAAGCGGGCGTTCCGGATCTGTCTTTGCCGGTTCCGCGCCGTGGCTTTCATGGTCTGTATATCGAAATGAAATTCGGGAAAGGGAAGACCACAAAAGCACAAGAAGAGTTTATGGCGCTTCTTCGGGAACAGGGCTACAAAACGGCGGTGGCATACGGGGCAGAACAGGCCCGCGAAGTGATCCGGCATTATCTGGCCCGCGGGGAAGGGTTTGATCTGGTGAATTGTGAACACGCTTTCAAAATGTGCGGATATTGCGAAGGCGTGGCCGTGGACTGGGCGCCGTGCGAAAAGTGCCAGTTCTTCAAAGCGAACAAAGAGAGGGGGAAGAAATAATGTTCTTCAAAAAAACGGTATTGAAAAGAATGTTGAAATCAGCATACACAGGTGCAGGCCTTACGGTGGGGCATACGCCGGAAACAGACGAAGAGGAAGAAGGCTATTACCTTTCTTCCGGTTGGTGGGTTTTATGGTTCAAAGCGGGAATGTTCCCGAAAGAAGCTAAAGCGGCAGTTATTGAGTTATGCGGAGAACTTCCGGCAGTTGGGGAAGTGTTCAAAGCAGAAAAGGACTTCGGGAACCAGTACGAAATTGAACAGAAAGAGATCTTCAATCTTCCGGGAGCCTTCAAACGTTGCACGATAGATTATAGAGTAACAAACATCATGCAGCAGCAGGGGAAGACATTGATCCGGATCTTACAGGCAGAGGAAGGCCGGAACGTTTGCGCGGTGTCAGAAGTGTTTCTGGATCTGATCGACCTGAAATCTATTGACTACGAAAACGGAGAAACGGAGCCGTTCGGACCGTGTGCAATAAGTCCGGAAGCCCCGTTCGTGTACTGGGGGAATGATTGTTGCTATCTTATGGCAGGAAGAAGAACTTCGGACGGGGAAACAGAAGCGGAGTTCTGGAAGTACCTTGAAGGCACAGAGATAGTATAAACACACAGGGAAAGGGGGCAGCCGCGGTTGGCGCACACGATAGACGAAGATACAAAGAAAATAGTAAAAGCGATCGTTCACGGCGACCAGAAGCGGCAGAGCAGGCGCAGGGCGGGCAAACATACAGACTTCGACAGAAAGGCAGCGGAAGCGATAAAGGCAGCAAAAAAGGAATTGCCACTGGAAGGAACAGATCCAGAGGTCCGGCGCCACATTATCGACAAACTATACACAAGCCTGTTATATAACACACCTTGGGAGTTGTTAGGGGAAACGTATTGTTGTCGCCGGTTGTTCTACGAATACCGGAAGGAGTTCTGTTATCTAATAGCGGTACACATGGAGATCATAGAACCAGAAGGCGGCAGCAGGCAGCAGGCACCCGGAAAGTAGGTCAGAAAAGGCCGGCGCCGTTGGATAGAATGAAAGAAGGTGAACGAATGGCGAAAGAATGGACAAACGGTTTCTATACGTCGAAGGAGTGGAGAAAGACACGCGACGCATATTACCGGATCCAGTGCGGCAGGTGTGAACGTTGCATGGCCGAAGTTCTGGCCGGAGCGCGAAGGGTTGAAGACATCAACCCAGGAATAATTGTTCACCACAAAAAAGAATTAACGCCGGAGAACATAAACGATCCGGCGGTGGCGCTATCCTTTGATAACTTAGAACTGTTATGTGATGAACACCACAACAGGCAGCACAAGGCGAAGGCGAAGCGCTACACGTTCGACGCAAAAGGAAATTTGATCGAAAGCAAATAAAAAATATTTTTCCATTCCACGAACCCCACCCCCCGGTATTTCTTTTTCAGGCCTTCCAAAGAGAACCGAGGGAGTGAGGTCAAAAAAACCCTGCAAGTCGCGCGCACATAGAAGGGGGGTTAAAATATGCCAGAAAATACGACGACAACGAAAAACAAACCACAAAAAAGAACTAATTATCTGACAGAAGGAAGGATAAAGAAAGAGAAAGCAAAACTTTCTGAAATGTTCGCGGGGATCGAAGACGAGGACCGGCGAACCCTTGTAAATTCAGTGATTGACGAAGCGGCCTTCCTGAAAGTCGCACTTCTGCAGGCTAAAACAGAATTGAAAAAAGAAGGCCTGACAACCGAAACGAAAAACGCTTCGCAGAAATTCATAAAAGCCCACCCTTCAACGGCAATTTATGAAAAATACGCGCGGCAATATACCCAAATTATTAACCAGTTGATCGAATATTTACCGCCAAAAGAGAAGAAAAAAGTTTCAAAATTGGCGGCGCTTCGTGATGAATAAGCAGGCACATAATTATATTTTTGAATACCACGACGCGATCACGTCGGGGCGTATTCGGGCCGGTAAATGGATCAAAGCGATCTATAAAATTCTGGTTGAGGGTATCAAGAACGGGGAATGGGTTTTCGACCAAAAGAAGGCCAACAAGGCGATCAAGTTCATAGAAAACTACTGTCACCATTCGGAAGGCAGAAACGACCTTCTAAAGTTGGAATTGTGGCAGAAAGCGATCGTTTCCGCGATCTTCGGTATTCTGGACAAAAACACAGGGTACCGGCAATTCAGGGAGGTTTTTCTGGTGGTTGCAAGAAAGAACGGTAAAACCCTATTCGCCGCCGCGATCATGGCATACATGGCATATATAGACGGAGAATACGGCGCGAAACTGTACTGTCTGGCCCCAAAATTGGAACAGGCCGATCTTGCATACGACGCATTTTATCAGATTGTGCAGCAGGACGAAGAACTTTCCGAGATTAGCAAGAAACGCCGTTCGGATATTTATATTCAGGAGTTCAACACGACCATAAAGAAGATCGCGTTCAACTCTAAAAAGTCCGACGGTTTCAACCCGCATTTTGTACTAAACGACGAAATGGAAGCGTGGCCGGGCGATCAGGGCTTGAAGCAATACGACGTTATGGCGTCGGCACTGGGAGCCAGAAAACAACCGCTTATTTTGTCAACGTCAACGGCGGGTTATGAGAACGACGGAATTTACGACGAACTTATGAAGCGATCAACGGCGTTCCTGAAAGGCAGAGGAAAGGGCGACACAGAAAAACGCCTTCTTCCGTTCCTGTTTATCATTGACGACGTGGAGAAGTGGGACACCCGTGAAGAATTAGAGAAGTCAAACCCGAACTTGGGCGTTTCCGTATCGTGGGAATACTACGAAGACAAGATCGCCGTTGCAAAGAAATCGCTTGCAGCAAAAGCGGAGTTCTTGACGAAGTTTTGTAACATCAAACAAAATTCTTCGATTGCATGGCTTGACTATGTGGACGTAGAAAGGGCAGCAGGACAGCACTTCACCCTTGAAGACTTCCGCGGGTGCTATTGCGTGGCAGGAATTGACCTTTCCAGAACGACGGACCTTACGGCCGCTTCGCTCATTATCGAAAAGGACGGGAAGAACTATGTTATTACAAAATTCTTCATGCCGCGGGAACGCTTCAAAGTGGCGATCAACGAAGAAAATGTTCCGTACAACATTTTTGAACAGCAAGGCTTCTTGAAAATATCCGGAGAACATCAGGTGGACTACAAAGACGTGTTTAACTGGTTTATTGAACTTGTAAAGGTTTACAAGATCAAACCGTTAAAAGTAGGATATGACCGTTATTGTGCGGGCTATCTGGTGCAGGAAATGAAAGAAGCGGGCTTCCACATGGACGACGTATATCAGGGAACAAACCTTACACCGGTATTACATACCTTTGAAGGCGACTTGAAAGACGGAGCGTACTGTCTGGGCGAAAACAATCTTCTTCGCGCGCACCTTCTGAACGTGGCCGTTGATATTAACATAAACGACAGCCGCATGAAGCCGGTAAAACTGGAAAAGCGCGCACACATAGACGGCGCCGTGTCAATCTTCGACGCGTTGGCCGTGAAAATGAAATTCCACAAAGAGATCGGGAGACAACTTACAAACGCAGCGTAAAAAGAGGGCTTCGGCCTTCTTTTTTGCCGCCTGAAAGTAGGTCAGAATTTCACGATCTTTTTTTGTACGATTAAAGCATGGAAATTTAACCGGAATTACAGGACGAAGAACAGGGGGTGAAGACAAACGGGAATTATAAAAGATTTTTTGAATTATAGGCGTTTCAAGTATAGCCCGATCTTCACGATCCGCGGTGAATATTCAGCCGGGGGCGGTCTGGACGATAGCGACATTATAGGATCTATCGAAAATTGCATAGCGGTAAACGTGGCGAAATTAACGCCGCAGGTTATGAGAAAAGACGCCCGCGGAATGACAATAAAAGACGACTATCTGGCCCGCCTTCTTTCTTTGAGGTGGGCGCCGGAGCTATCAGCATACGACGCACTTTACAAAATGGCGGCGACACTGGTTAGAAAGTCAAACGCCTTCGCGGCGGTGATGTATAACGAGGACTTCACGAAGGTAAAACAGATCGTACCGCTTACGGTGTCTTCCTTCCGGATCTATGAAGACGACGACGGAAATATTTTATTCCGGTTCACTTGGGACTACGACGGGAAAACGTATGTATTGCCATATCAGAGCGTGATCCATATTCGCGCCCGGTTCAGTAAAAAACGCGTTATAGGTTCACCACCGGATCAGGCGATACAGACAACCCTTGAATTACTGGACGCCACCGGGCAAGCCTTGAAAAATACCGTGAAAAATTCGGCAAACTTAAAAGGCTACCTGAAATACAACAACTTTGCAGACGAAGACGAACTGAAAAAGAAGGTTCAGGAGTTTCAGGCGGCATACATGAGCGCAGAAAACGACGGCGGCATAGGCGGCCTTGATAATACAATGGAGTTTCACGAAATCACGCAGAGAACGCCGAACATTCCGACGATACAAAGCCAGTATTTACGTGACAACCTATACCGCTATTACAACGTAAACGAAAACATTTTAATGTCAAAGTTCACAGAAACGGAGTGGAACGCCTTTTATGAAAGCGTGATCGAGCCGATCGCCCTGCAGTTATCCCTTGAATTTACTTTCAAGTTATTAACAGAGCGCGAACGCGGCTTCGGAAACAAAATCATTTTCACTTCTAACCGGCTGCAATACGCGACGTTACAGACAAGAGCCACGATCGGTTCTACCCTGTACGATCGCGGAATTATCACGATCAACGAATACAGGGAACTAATGTATTATGAGCCGATCGAAGACGGTGACGTGAGAATGGTAAGTCTGAACTATGTGAAGGCAGACGATCAAAGCCTTTACCAAACAGGTTTCTTCCCGGCGCTTTTCTATCAGTGCATAAGAAAAGCCCCTTGTCTGACCGCCTACCAAGCCACAGACAAAGAGCCATCTAACCACACTACAAGAGCGGGTACAGTCTGAGTATACTGTATCCGCTCCTATTTTACAAGGAGGATTTACTATGAAACAACTGACTTCTTATAACCGTGTCGCTGGCTATCTCAATAAGCTGTTCGACCTGCTCAACCAGCACTTTTTTGAAAATGAACTTGCAAGACCCACCATCACTATCCAATCCACACCACGAGCCTACGGACACTTTTCTCTGCGTGATGACGCATGGGTATCTACGCTGGGAGCGACACATGAAATCAATATCGGAGCTGGAACGCTGGCAAGACCTATTGAAGCTATCTGCGCTACCCTTTTGCACGAGATGTGCCATTACTACGCCCACGTTCATTCTATCCAAGACACCAGCCGTGGCTATACCTACCACAACAAACGCTTCAAGCAGATTGCAGAATCCCATGGTCTGATTGTGGAGCATGACCCCAAATATGGTTGGACTATTACGCACCCAAGCGAAGCACTATTGGACTTCATCCTCGAAAATGGCCTGACCGATATTCTCATTACACGCAACG